AATCGACCCATTCATGACTATATCCAACGCTGTTATCCAGGCTGTGGACCCTAAACATTCGTTACTGGCTGCATGCCTTACAGCTATTCTTCAAAGCGGTAATAAATCCTCTGTACCTGAAGTTGAAACTGTGTTAGGTTTCTGCAGAAGTGATCGCGCCACCAACTTGTCGAGGTACAAATCCGTCCTTCTTCCTTACAGCACCGGTCAGCCAGCTACCACCATTCCTAGGTTACTTGGCATCAACTACCTCACTGACTTCACAACCTACACCACAAGATGCAGCCCCTGCAACAAGGACCACCAGTCTCACATACTACACCAGATGTGTTGCGGAGCAGCCACTAATTCAGTAGACGCTTCTCTCTACTCAATGGTCTTTAGCCAATAACAAAATGTTGTTTAAGGTGGGCACTCTGTGATATGCAAATCAGACGGATTATTCGGCTATGAGAAATCTGGTTCAAAACGAGTCTCCGGCATCACCACTTCCTACACCATCTTCAAAGACTCCGGTGAACAACGCTCTTTGTGCATCCACAGGAAACCAGCCAATCTGTCTGATAGCTAATGGAAACATTTTGTCAACCTTCACACCGGACTCAGACTCCATGACGCATGCACTAGCCTTGACCTCACAAAAACCAAACTATCATTCGACACAGCGGCACGGTGTGAATCTTGCCGTGTCAATCTCCGCTCACCAATGCAGTTTGATGACCACGTCGATTATGATTCCTGCGCCTTCTGGAAAGCCTGCGCCCCCCACACTAGTAGACCCGGGGCCATGGACCCCTGCCGCCTAATCTACGAGCTCCCCAGACACTAAGCCAATCTTGCTGCCAACCATTACCGCTCAAACCAAAACCTTGGCGACTTGGCAACTTTTATTGCTACGCTTCAGCCAGAAGTTATTGTAGAAGAGGAATCTGAATAAAATAGCTCTATGACAGAGCAAGAACTTCTCAACCGCGCCGGACCTTAAAGTCACAGCCAAGCTGCATCACAAGCCCGTGAGAATCCTGAACAATCCGAGGAAAGTTTTTAAACTGATCTTGGCCTGGGCATGATCAACTACCTCACTTACGCCTTTGAACACGTGGTGAATGAAAGTGCTTACAAAATGTTCGGGTTAGCTCCTCTTTCAAGCCAACCGGCCACTATCACCAGCAAATTGCCTTCGGAAGCCCCACTGGAAATTCCTCCAATTCTATGCGCTCTCGCAGCTATCAAAGCCGACTCTGAAGCCTGCTTCACCATAGACATCTTTGATCCATTCATCATCCTTCTTTACAGTGTCTTTGCTGTGGACTCCCACGAGGCACTAGTACCCATAGCCAATTAAGTAGTGGCCTAGACTGACATGGAGAAATTCACTTTTTACACTGAGTCTGCTATAGAAGACGCCATCCTTGACATGGAAGGCGAATTCTCATTAGGCAAAATTGACATTGACCCAACTGACGCTGATCACGAAACTGTGATGTTCTACGCCGTCTCGAAGATTAAGGAAGCACTGGAATTCAAACAGAACCCTGCGATAGACGCTTTCATTAAAAGAATGAGCATGCGCGTAGGCAAGCTTTATGAAGCAAGCAACCCCTAGTGGGAGAGTAGTGGCAGTTAGTTACTACCCAACCAGCCAGGGGATCGCAGACCCTCTTCCCAACCCAACTAGTAACCTGCCGCCTAATCTAACCAGCAACCTGACTCCCAACCTGACCAGCAACCTGATGCCCAACCCAACTAACAACCTGATGCCGCAGCTGAAACCAGGAATTCTTTGAACAGATGGAACGTTGCTATGGCATTCGGCCCCCTGATTTACGACCCAGTGAACATGATACTCATAGACACTGTCACAGATGGCAAGCATTCTCTCACCGAGAACTTGAACGCATTAAGGAAAGCCTTGCTTACAACAGACGTCACTAGCCGTGACACTACAGCCTTTTCCTCAGCATTCGGGTTCCGACTTGGACCATTCCTTACCAAAGAGTCCAAAGCCCGTGGAGTCCAAGGCACCCACGTGAACCCATCTGCGTGTGGTATTACTAATATATCCGACCCAGGTATTCGTGCGGCTCTCCGCCTTCACACCGAAGAGACAATGCGCAACTACCTCTTTGAAAATAGATCAGACCTCATTAAACCGGCTTGCATATCCCGCACCAAAGCATCCGATCTTGGATTTGGCCCTGGCGTAATTGATCACGTCCCTGTAGCAACCACGAGGAAACAAGGTATAGCTGCCACATCTCAAATCATCACAGAACTCGCAGTTCCTACGGTTATATGCATTGGTGGTGACGCTTTACGGGAGCATTACCCATAGGCCACAGTGCATTACTATAATCCGCTGCACACCTCCCATGATAACATTGCGGTTCAAAGATGTGCCGAATTTGGTTTTAACGTCCTTGCCACATATGCCGACCTAGTGAACCTCATTGATAACACTCCTGGAGAAGAGACAGTTGTTGC